CTGATGGAGGACAACCAACAGCATAAGGACGCCGAGAAGCGTACGATGGGCACCATTGAGGTGCGCGAGTCTGAAGGCGACGACATGACGCTTGAGGGATACGCTGCTGTTTACAACAGCGAAACCGACCTTGGACACTTCCGCGAGGTCATTAAGCCAGGCGCATTTGACGACGTGCTCGACAACGACGTGCGAGCGCTTATCAACCACGACCCAAACCTAATCTTGGGCCGCACCACTAACGGCACGCTTGAGTTGAGCGTAGACGAGCGCGGCCTGAAGTACAGAGTAAAGCTTGGCGATCAGCAGTACGCCAAGGACTTTTATGAAAGCGTGAAACGCGGTGACATTTCACAATCTTCGTTTGCCTTTACAATCGAAAAGCAGAGCTGGAACGAAGAGCGCACCGTGCGCAGCGTGGACAAAGTGCGGCAGTTGTTGGATGTGTCGCCAGTGACTTATCCAGCATACGCAGCCGCCACGGTGCAAGCGCGTGACCAACAGCTTGAAACAGAAGAGGCCAACGCAGTTGCAGAGGCCGACACAGATACAACAGTTATTGAAACTCAAACACACACAACTATGAATCTCAACGAGATGAAGGCAGTGCGCGGCAAGCACGCGGACCGCTACGAAGAGTTGGTTAACCTCGCAGAAACAGAAAACCGCGATTGGACCAACAACGAACAAGAGGAAGCCGACCTCTGCAAGCGCGAGGTTGAGCGCCTCGATGGCAAGATTACACGCCGTCAAGCACACGAAGACATGATTGCACGTCAAGCACAGATGGGCGGCACCTCAGTAAGCGAAGCAAAGGAGGTAAACCGCGTGAACAAGTCTTTCAGCTTGAGCCGTGCCGTCAATGCCGTTGCAATCGGAAAGGCGTTGGAAGGTGCAGAAGCTGAATGGGCACAGGAAGCACAACGCGAAATGCAAGCGCGCGGCTTGAACATGGCTGGCCAGATTGGTATTCCAGGCAATGCCTTGTACCGTGCTGGTGGTGCTGACGACTTCCAAGCTGGATCAGGCGACGGCTCAGGATTTGTTGCCACTGCTGTTCCTGGTGCCATTGACGCCTTGCGCACACCAACCATTGCTGAGCGTATTGGTGTGACAACCATTAACAATGCCACTGCTAACCTGCAGTTCCCACGCGTTAGCGTAAAGGCAGCAGGTACTGCAGCGACGGAAGTTGAGGCCGATTCAGATTCAGGATTGGAAATGGACCAAGTTACTTTGACGCCAAATCGCGTTGCCGCCAAGACGCTTTGGTCAAAGCAATTGATGTTGCAAGGCGGTCCAGCAGTGGACGCTTTGATTTCACGCGAATTGGCTGCAGGTATCAACGAGACTATTGACAAGGCCGTTTTTGCTGCTGCTGCAGCTGGTGCTGCTGACAGCACTGATTTGGCTGGTGGTTCTGTTGGTTCGTCACATTTGTACGCTATGCAAAAAGCAGTATTGGCAGCTGGTGGCGATTTGTCACGTTGTGCCTTTGTAGCCTCACCAACTGCAATGCAGATTTTGAAGGGTGAACAGGCCGTTGCAAACGTTTCTGCTTTGATTGAGGGCAATAGCATTGACGGCTATCGCACCGAGTACACACCAAATTTGGTTGACGCCGACACGGTTGGCACAACTGGCGCTGTTTTGTTTGGTGACTTTGCTGCTGGTATGTTGCTCGCGTTCTTTGGTGGTATTGACTTGTTGGTTGATCCATACAGCAATGCAGGCACAGCGCAAATTGCTTTGCACGTCAACAAGTTCTACGACACAGATGTGCGTCAAGCTGGCGCGTTGTCTTACCTGAAGGACTTTGTTGCCTAATAACAACTAACCTCACTGGAAGCCTGGCAATAGGGCTAGGCTTCCTTTTTTTTCTCACGCCATGTATGTAGCACGACCAGCATATTCTAGACTGTCAGACTTTATGACGTTGGCTGATCTCAAGTTGTTCTTGCGCGTCGACCACGACGACGAGGACGACGTAATTGAGGCCTTGGCTGATGCTGCTATTGCGTGGTGTGAAGATTACTGCAACCGCAAGTTTGCCACGGGCCTGTCAGCTACGTTTTATCTCAACAGCTTTCGCAGCGCCTCACTTGCATACGGACCTGTGACGTCAATCACCAGTGTTGTGTACGACGACACGACGGGATTTGAACAGACGCTAGACGCGTCCAAGTATTACTACGATCGCCCAAACAACAACCCAGTACGGATCTACTTCCACGACGTGCCAGACTTGGAAGATTACAACAGCCAACCCGTGCGCGTGGTCGCTGCTGTAGGTGCAGCACCAAACAACGCCGTCAAGCACGCCGTGCGCTTGCTTACTGGGCACTGGTATGAAAACCGCCGCACTGTGGTGACGGGCACGATTGCTACGTCTATTCCATTTGCTGTGGAAGCTTTGCTTAGCTCACAGCGCATTATTGACATGCGGCAATGAACATCGGCTACCTAGATAGACGCATCACGTTTGTAGCGCCTGCAACCGACCGCAATGAATACGGCGAGGTGACAGGCGACACTACTGACTACGCGACTGTGTGGGCGGCCCTAGACAACAAGAGCGCCAGCGGCGTTGTGATCCAGGAACAGGAAAGCACAATCAATCGCGTCACCTGGCGCGTGCGCAGCAGCACGACGACGCGTGCCGTTACGCCTAAGTACAGCATCCGCTACAAAACGGACATGTACAACATCGTGGCCGTCCAAGAGGTAGGCCGCAACAACGAGCTTCATTTCATTACTGAACGCGTAAAGAGTGAGTGATGATTAAGCTTGACGTCAAAGGCCAAAAGGAACTAGAGAAGCGCATACAGCGCGCAGCGCGTTGGAGCGTCAAGGACGCCGCACGCCTTAAGGCCATCAACGAACGCGTGGGTAAGGTTTACACCACGGCGCTGTTGGCCAATATTCAAGACTCAGAAACAGACATCAAAGTCTATGAGCGCACAGGCGGCGGCCCTGGACGCAAAAGCAAGCCAGGCCAACTAAAGCAAGTCATTAAGCGAGGCACTTTGCGACGCAGCATCAAAGTGTTTCAACGCCGCAACAAGGTCATTACCTACGCAGGACCAAAGTCTAAAGGCGGGCGCCGTGGGCGCAGCACTAAGACGAACCGCCAAGACGGTTGGTTTTCTGCTATCGTAGATCAGGGAGCAGGGTTTGGTGACGGCCGCAACAAAGGCGTATTTACACGCACACAGAAAGCAACGCGTCAGCGCATGGTTAACCTGCGCAACCGCCTGCTGCAAAAAGAATTTCAAAGGTTTATGCGATGAAAGCAGGCATTGCCATATACGCCATTTTGAGCAACAAGGCCTCAATCACAAACCTTGTCGGCACGCGAATTTATCCCGAGAGTGCGCCCGAGGGTGCGCAGATGCCTTACATCGTGTACAGCGTTGTGGGCAACTCGCCTGTGGAAACAAAGGGCGAGACCGTTGTGGATGAGGCGCAAATTGAGGTCTTTAGCGTTGATAGAACGTACGGCAGCTGCATGACGCTAGCCGACACCGTGCGCAAAGTATTTGACCGCGCCGATTACATCAACACAGATTTGGGCAAAGAGATTGATGTGCAAAGCATGATGTACACCAACGAAGTAACTGAAGTCAACCAGGACCGCAACACATACGTTGCCATCCAAGACTACACAATGAGGATTAAGAAATGAATTTCATTCTAGAAAATTGGGCCGAGCTGACGCTGGCCACACTCGCACTGGCTAAGGTTGTTGTCAACCTCACACCTACGGAAAAGGACAACAAGGTATTTGGCTACCTCGACCTTTTGATTAACACAATTATTGCAGACCGCAAAAAACCATCTAACAACGAATAACAATGGCACAGACCACAGGTATTATGAATGGCAGCCAGATCACCGTAATGTTCGGTGACGCTGGAGCCACACCCACGTACGTTGTCGTCGACAATGTAACTGACCTCAGCGCTTCTATCCAGACGGACACGCGCGACACCACCACCAAAAACAACGCTGGCTATCGCGCTATCTTGCCTGGCCTCAAGTCGTTGTCAATCAACTTTAGCGCCTTCTATGCAGACGATGCTACCCAGGGCTTTGATGAGTTGATGACAGCGTACAACGCAGGTACCAAGCAAGCGGTCAAGGTGACGTCTTACGACTTCGACGGATCAGCAGAAAACACTGGCGACCACCGCTTGTCGTTTGACGCATACGTTACTAACTTGGAACTGTCAGCAGGTACTGAAGACAACGCCGCGTTTACTTGCACTATGGAGTGTGTGAGCGCTATTACTTACGAGACAATCGCTTAATGACAATCACACTCGACAACCAAACGTTTCCAGTGCGCGCGAGCATGCGTGCCTGGCGTGAATTTGAAAACGCAACTGGACACAAAGTGAGCAAGCTTGACAGCGAGGACGTCACGTCTATGCCTGAGCTGCTGTACTACTTTGTTGCTGAAGGTTGCCGTAAGCAGAACATGACGTTTGAGATGTCGGTGGACGATTTTCTAGGATTGATTGAGGTAGGCGATTTGCCTGCTGTTATGAAGGTGATTGAGCAGAGTATGTCACCAGACGGCGAAAAAAAAACCGAGCTGACGACGACGACGCACCACTTGAATGGGACGAAGTAGAACAATTGGGCATTGGGCTTTTAGGCCTAACGCCTGATTGTCTCTACGATCTCACCTTCAGAGAGTTCGGTAACGCCGTACGCGGTCGCTACAAATTCCTAGAACAAGCGCAACGCGCCGACTGGGAACGTACGCGGTGGCAGACGGCGTTGCTGCTTAATGTGCATACAAAGAAAGGTGCAAGCGTCAAGCCCAAAGACCTTGCTACTTTCCCATGGGAGCAAAAGAAAAAGGCCAACCCGAGCAAGGGCTGGGCTACATTAAAAGCACTAGCAACAAAAGACAATGGCATCACTGGGTGACTTGGTAGTTAAGATTGGCGCGGACACGCGGGATCTAAACAAGCAGCTTGGCAAAGTGCAGCGCGAGGTGCGCGGCATGACCAGCAACATTACACAACTTGGTCAAAACTTGACGCGCAGCATTACGTTGCCATTGGCAGCGCTCGGTGCTGCAGCCGTCAAAAGCGCGGCGGACCTTGAAACGCTAGAGACGTCATTTATCAGCTTGACAGGCGGCGCTAAGCAGGCCCGCGATATGGTGCAGCAGCTCAACAAGTTTACTGCAGAGACGCCCTTCCAGCTTGAGCAGGTAGGTAAAGCAGCGCGCCAGTTGATTGCTGCAGGCACAGGAGTGGAGGACGTTGCAGATCAGCTGCAGTTTCTTGGCGACATTGCGGCTACTAGCGGCACGAGCATTGACGAGATAGCCGCAATCTTTGCCAAGGTTCAAGCCAAGGGTAAAGTAGAGCTTGAAAACCTAAATCAACTTGCTGAGCGTGGCATCCCAATCTTTACAGCATTAGCTGAGGCGACAGGATTACCAGCGTCTAAACTTGGTGCTGGTGCTGTCAGCGTTAAGCAATTTAATGCCACACTAAAATCATTTGCGCAGGCAGGCGGTTT